CTGAATTATTAGCTGAAACTATCTATGGTGAAGGTTATCACTATTTATGGTGGGTACTGATGGAATTTAATAGTTTAATTTATCCATCAGATATTAAAGCAGGAATGTTGATTCAATATCCATCAATTTCTAGTTTAGAATTAATATACTTTAATCTTAATCCTAAGTATAATACAACGTGGGATGTCTTAGTCAAATGATTGGTATTACTGGAAGATGGGCAGCTGGACTCTCAGCAGGTGGATCATCAGATATTATTAGTACTGATGAGTTCAGAAAATTTAAGTTAGTTGAATCCACTGGAAATACTTTACCAGATTTTGAATTTAATTTTTGTACGTCTAATCCTAATGTAATAACTATAATAAGTGAAAATATACCATTAAGTGCTGGAATGGGTATTGATAGCTTAGCACTTACCACTAGTATACTGCCACTAAAGAAGAAAATAAGTAGAGCTACTCACGACTCTTATGATATAACTGTAAGTGGTTTATATAATAAAATCAATTATATGACACAAGGTCAAACTGGTACTACACCTAAGATGTCAGCAATGTCTGCTATCGTACAGAAAGCTAGTGAATTCTTTAATATGGACGTAGGAACATCTTCATCTAATGACTCACAGAACTGGGTTCAGCACGGAATTCCTGCACTTTCACATATTCAGAAAATGTGGACTAGAGCTGACTTAGGTAGTAGTAATTTTCCTATGATAGGAATTACTAGTGATGGTACATTTCGACTTCGTACATTATCCGATTTATTAGGAGCAGGACCATCTTGGGTATTCTCAGTTAAAGGTACTGGTGGTAATGTAATTGCATACAACTCTGATTATGTTATTGAGAATAATTCAGGATTTACTAATTATTGGGCTGGTTATCAATCACAGGTAGGTCAGACTAATATTGATTCAGGATCTGAGTCACAATTAATGTCAGCTATAGCTTCTGGATTTGGTATTAGTGCTGGAATTGAACAGTCTTCAGGTGCAGGATCTAAGTTAATATCTGGACTACTTAAAACTGCTAATCAACATGATAATTATCATCAAGCCCATATTAATAATGTAGCTAATCTTGCAGTTTTTAGTAGTAATAAGTTAACACTTAGTGTTTCTAATATATATTTTCCGATTAAAGTACTCGACGTTGCAACATTTCTTGATGATATGCAAGTATCTGGAACGATGGAGTCGTACTCAGGTAATTGGATTGTTACAAAAGTGGCTAGATGTATTCAAGGATGGAAGTTTAATACTACAGTTGAAATGTGTAGGGATTCAGCTAATATGGTATCACAAGGACTAGACTAAATGCTAATGAATTTCGTATCTTTACTTAATAAAAATACAGATATGAAAAGGCCTCAACAAGGTATAGTTGTTGATAATAATGATCCTGAGAAATTAGGTAGAGTTAAGATGACTGTACCTGGAATAATTGAAGGTGACTTAGAGAATATACCATGGACTTATCCTAATAATCAACACGCATTTGGTGGTACTCCTAGCTCTGCTCACGTTACAATACCTCAGATAGGATCTAACTTAAATGTAGAATTTAAGCATGGTGATATATATGCTCCTATCTATACTGGTCATAATATCAGCCAAAATAATATGGATATGAGCAAATTCAAGGATGGGTATCCAAAAGCTTACGGTTGGCAAGATCCATCTGGTAATAGCTTCGTACAGGATAGAAAAGCCGGGACATACACGTATGGACATGTAGCTGCCGATGATAACCAGCAACCTAACGATACTAATGATCCAACTGCACAAGGTACACCTGCTAGTGAGGACAAAAAAGTAGCTATAGGTATGGATAAGCAAGGTAATTCATCTAAATCTCAAAAAGGCAATTTTAATCATCAACTTGATGGAGCTAAAGCAGTTCAAGCAGGTGGTACCATCAGCCATCAAGCATCATCTATATTTTTGAACTGCTAATTTGAATAACTTAGTCAATTGTTATTACCAGAGATTTATATTTAATTAAGTTACTTGAGGTATAACTATGGCTAATTATTATATGTACTCAGATTTAAATGTAGATTTGACTACAAATTATGTTTATGATCTAGTTGATATTAAGCAATCTATTAATACACTACTTTCTACTAGATTAGGTACTAGATTATTCTTATCCGGATATGGTACTGACATAGAAAAATATCTATTCGAACCTTGTGATCGTTTTACTGCATCAGCTATTATGACAGAAGTAGTACTAGCAATTACTAGATGGGAACCTAGAGTTAAGTTAGATAATCCTGGTAGTGCAGTTACTGCTGATCCAATAAATCAAAGATTCATAATAAATTTAGTTTACCAAGTTTCTGGGTATGGTGACCAGAAGTTTAATTATGTCATGGGAGTTTCTAGATAATGACAAGTATTATTTCTAGTAATTCTCTATCTTATGAGTCTATACTGCATGATTTAACTTCATATGTTCAATCTATTACTGACTATCAAGTTAAGTGGAAAGATTTTTATGAAGGAGGAGCAGGATCCACAATATTAGAATTGATATCAGGATTAGGAACTTTTATCAATTATGTAGCGATGGCGAATAGAAGGGAGACATATCTTCCTGAAGCTAAGTTAACTACGTCAATTGTTGCTATTGCTACTACTCTTGGTTATCCAGTTAATAGAATTAATTCAACTCAGCTATCACTAACAGTATTTTTTACTGATTATATAACTTGGGATAAAAGTAATCCTATTGGATTCTATAATGGTGTTTCAGTCTCTCTAGTTGAGGACGGATATTTTATACCTGGTAATAATACATTTACTGTAGTATTAGGTACGTGGACAACATTTAATTATACTAGTAATAGTACAGCACCATTTACAAAAGTATTAGTACGTGATACTATTGATAATACATTTTTCAATTTAAAAGTTAATGGTAATCTAGTTAATATCGTAAATAACGCCGAGAGTTTAACTAGTACAAATGTACTTCAACGTACATATTATTATGGTGTATTCTTAATATTTGGTGATGACATATTAGGTAAACAATTAAATTCTGGTGATGTTTTAGTTTTTGAGTACATATCTCCTGGTACTACAACTAATGATGTAAGTTTTAATCAAAATACTTTGTCACTAAATAAAGGACAGTTAATATCTGGATATATTATAACATATGGTTCTCCGTCTGACTCAAATAGTAAACTAGTAACTGTAGCCCCAGGGTATTATTCAACTAGAAGAAGATTGATATCATTAGCTGATTATAATTATATTGGATTATCCTATCAAGGAATAGCATCAGTTAACGTAATTAAAACTCCTGGAATATGTTGCTCAGTTAACTTAGCTTATGTTACGTATTCAGGTAGAGTATTATTACCAACAGAAAAGACTGCGTACTTAAATTATCTAAATTCGTACTCATTACTTGGAACTACTATTAGTTTAATAGATCCACAAATAATATATGTTAATATTAGTATGTTAATAATAATAACAAAAGTTGCTAATACTGGAAATATAACTACGACAATAACTAATTATCTTAATAGTATGACTAATAAATTAGGTGCATTATTCTCTGTAAATGGTGTATTTAGTCTAGGAATAGATGGAGTAGCTAGAGTTTATCTCGATTATCCACTAGTTGATAGGTTAGCTGATTATTATCAATACTTTATAATTAGTAATTTAGATATTCAATATTCGGTTGATACTACTATGGTTGGATCAATGGGAACTAATCCGTCATTAGGATATACACCTAGTAGTTAATAGAGGCAGAATATGGATAATGTATCTTCTATTGACTACTTACCTCCAAATGACAGAGAAAAAGAATTATTTAAAGCAGTTACTCCACCACTAGATTATACTATTAACACTGATGTAGTACCTATTATAAATGAAATTGAATACATGTATGATCCTAGTAGTGAATACTACGATCCGGATCGTATAATTAGTTTATTAGGTAGTAAAACTCTTATTAACTTATTAGATCCTATTATTGACAAAGCTTCGTTATCGATAATACTTACTGACTTAATGGATATGAAGGGAACTATTGAAGGTTTCCAGGTATTATTAAGTTTATTAAATATTAAGTACAAGACTATATTATTTGACGTACAACCTACAGGTTGTACAAGCGTAACATTAGTATTTAATAACGGACAACGTATCAATTTACTTGATATTTATAATCTACAAGATTTCGCCGTACAATTATTTCCTTTATGTTTAACACTAGAAGGAATTTCTAACTGTTCTTCACTAATTTCTCCTTATAGTAATGCTCCTATACAATTAGGAGTTCACTATCTTGATATTAATTTCGTTACTGATCAAAGTTTACTAGATAATTCGTACGGAGTTACAATAAGTACAGGACTATCCGTACTACTATGTAATAATACAGATACTGACCTAGATGCATCATCAGTATTAACAATTAATGCTGTAGTTAGTAATGATACATTAGCTGATCTTAAGTACGTTCCTGAATATAGTATGTTCTTAGATAATACTCTTATTCTTGATTACTCTATACCGAGTACTTTTGAAACGTTTATGACATTAGAAAGTACATCACGTACAGCTGATTTAATATATACTGACTATTATTTTGATAGTAAATACTATTCTAATTCAATATATGTATTTACACTAGATATTAGTATTCTAGGTGGATCAACTACTGTATTACTTGATACTATAATACCAACTAAATTTACTACTAATGCTTTGGACTTTGGATTTATACTAGACTCTAGTTATCTAGATTCAGCAGTTACGACTTCAGTAACAGTTATTTTTACGACTAATGCGACTATTAGTGATTTAAATGGTGATATAACTTCAGTACTTGAATATACTAGCCCATATATTAGTTCGTCTAGTGTATTTAAACTAGGAACTAGCGTACTAGATGGATCTACTGACTCACTACTCGACACTTCAATACTTAATACATATATTACTAGTGAGCCTGTACTAGGATATAGTTCTCTAAGTAGAGTAATTGGAGGTATAGGACTTGATTATACATTAGACGCTGACTCAGGATATATACCAGCACTAAGTTAAGGATTAATAATGGCAGCAATGATTTTAACTAACAGTGGTCACGTAGCTATCGCTGAAGCAATGTTTAATTCACAAATGTACTTAGCTTGGGGTGACTTACCACCATTCTTAGGAGCTCCTGTAGGATTAGCAGCATCATTAATTAGTGGTGGTTCATTAATCTCAGGAGTTCAATACTCATATATTATTACAGCTTATAATAAAGCAGGTGAAACTACTGGATCCACCTCAGTCTCAGTCACACCTTCAAGTACTAACTCAGCTTGTATGTTAATATGGACGGCTACGAGTAATGCTATAGGTTATAATATATATGGACGAACTACAACTGATAATTATTCATTATTAGATACTACAACTGGAATAACGTATACTGATACAGGAGTCAGTAGTGTTACGTCATCAGTAAAAGTTCCTACTATTGATACTACATCATTAACACCTTGGACTAACACTCCATCTACTCCATCTATATTATCATCAGGACTATGTAGAGAAATAGGTAGAAGAAAAGTTCAAGTACTAAGTTACGTTATTCCAAGCGCTTCAGGTGCTTATATTACACCACAGGGTCAGTGGAACGCTGTAAATTATCCTACACAATATATTTATGCATACGTAGGATTTAATCTTACTGATGCTTCAACATCTACGATATATCAGTATGGATTATTTATTGGTACAGTACCAGCTGCTGGTTTTACTAATACTCAATATATAACAGCAAGTCAAGTCTCTGATCCTGGTTCACTACTAGCACTCGAAAATATTACACCAATATATAGAAATACTTCGTCACGAGAAATTCATGAAGTTGTGATGACTTTCTAATCTGAGGAAAGATATGCAAACATTAACAATGCCAACAAATTATAGTGATCGCTTTGATATCACTAAAAATTATCGTAGATTATTCTTTCTACAAGGATTAGGACTACAAGCTGCTGAGCTAAATGAACTTCAAGATACTATTCGTAGTGACTTAAGTATAATGGCAACCTATTTAATAGGTCAAGGTAAAGTAGTAACAGGTGGTACAGTACTTAGTTTAATTAGTACTTCACTATCTATGGACGCAGCAGGAATAAATGTTGACGGTCATATCATCCAGGTACCCTCTGCTGTTGTAACAATTTTAGGTACAGGTTTGGAATATGTAGGTGTAGCAGTAATAAATAATTTAATTACTCCTACTCAAGATCCTAGTATAGTAGAACAAGCTCCTACGTCACCTAATTTAGGACAACCTGGAGCTGATCGTGAGCAGTATTCAGGTAGATGGTGTACGTCAGCTCAGTTACTAACTGGTGAAAGTTTCTTTCCAATAATAACATTAAATAATGGTGTTATTGTTACAATATCTACTTCTACTGATACGTCATTTAATACATTACTTAATCAATATGATAACTCAGTACGTGGAAGTGCTCTACTAAATGGTATGACTGTTGCATATAGTAGTACTGATCCTACTACTGGATCAATAATTATGAGTGTAAGTTCTGGTAATTCTAGAGTATTAGGAGTACCTGTTACTATTCCTTATCAACAATATTGCGCATTAGCAGCAGCAAATGATACTAGTTCAATACTAAGTGATTTCTATACTTATGTTGTACCTCCTTCATCTTTTACGATGACACCTGCAACTACTGGTGGTACACTAGCAGCCGCTACATATACTTATAAAGTAACGTCACTAACATCCTCTAGTGAATCATTTGCTTCTACTGCTCAGACTGCTACTACTACAGGTTCTACTGGACAGGTAACAGTAGCTTGGACAGCTGTCCCTGGTGCTACTAGTTATAATGTGTATGGTCGTACTTCAGGTGATGCATGGAAACTATTAAGTAATGTTTCTGCGTCACCATTTATAGATATTGGATCAATATCTACTGTAGGTGTTACTATCGTAGCTCCTACAGCTTTTAAGTCCATAGCACATTATGCACCAGTCGAAAATGTTATTCAATTATCTGGTAATGTTCAGACTGCAGTTTCATTAACTAAAGGCGTCTCTTATAGTACTGACGTACTTCCAAATCCAACAGGATATGCTAGTGCACTGTCTGTAATATCAATTGTAGCAGTAAACCAGGGTGGTACGTGGAATGGAACTTCCTTTGTCGGAGGTACTACATACAGTGCCTCTACTGATTATCAGTTAAGTGGAGTTTACTCTATACAGTGGAAAAGTGGTGGTGTACAACCACTTTCAGGTAGTACATACTCAGTAGTTTATATCTATAATGCTGTTATTTATCCTTCAACAGGAGTAACATTTTTAGATAGTACACAGAATTATTTTTTAATTAGTCCAACTAATACATTCGTAAACAATACTACCTTGAACGTAGCTTATAATTATTACTTATCACGGATAGATCGAGTTAATATTGATCAATTCGGTAACTTCGTAGTTTTTAAGGGTACACCTGGTTACTTATTAAGTAATGTATTTCCTATTGCTAAGTCACGTGATTATTTATCATTAGCTCAGGTACTACTACAATTTAATCAATCTCCTGTAATTACTACGGATACTATTAATAATCTTATGGTATCCGATATAGATACACTTCAACAACAAGTATTAACATTACAAACTCAAGTAGCTACACTATCACTAACTAACTTAACTAATAGTATAGCACCTACATCAATAAAACGAGGTATTTTCGTAGATAGTTTAGTCAATACGAATTACATAGACTCAGGTCAGATAAATACTGCTATTACATTCTCTGATACTAGTTCTACTGTAGGTACGTATTCACTAACTATTCCTTCAGCACTAAACTTATTAGGAATGACTCCATCCTGGACTACACTACCATACACTGAATCAGTATATGCTAGTCAAACATTATGCACAGGTAGTCGTCAGATTAATCCATATAGTACAATCTCTACTACAACACTTACACCGTCAATAACATTAAATCCACCAATTAAGTATTGCAATGAAATTTATTGGTGGTTTCATGGTAGTTTTTTACCATATAGTACTATAATTCAAGTTAATTGTATGGGATTTCAACCTGGTGAAACTGTTAATGTTAATCTAGGTCCAAGTGGTACAGTTTATAATACCACTACTCTGTCAACACTTCAAGCTATCTCTATTCCTACTATAACTGCAAATAGTGGAGTAGCTAATAGTAGTGGTAATATAACGATACCAATTACAATATTGTTTGGTCAAACTTGTGGTATCTATTTAGCTACAGCTACAGGTGCTACGTCAGGAGTTTACGCTCAAACTACCTTTACAATAGCTAGTAATGTAACACAGATAGATGGTGATTATTCACTAGCTGATTATTGGGCGTGGGGTGGTACTAATCCAATTCCGTATGGATTTGATCCTATTGCAGAAACTTATCAATTCTCTGATCAAGTAGATTTTACATCCATAGTATTGAATGTAACACAGTTACCAGCTGCTGATCTACAGGTTCGTGCAGTAGGAGTTAGCTTAGGTATTCCTGATACAACTACAGTTTATGGTAATGGTAAGGTAGCTAAAAATAGTGTAGTACTAGGTAATAATAGAATACCTTTCTCCGCACCTATTTCTAATGTTCCGAATAAACCATATGCTATGACAATATTAACTGCTACTAGTGTTGGTGCAGTCGGTACTGCTAAGATGGGTTTATATAATATAGCTAACCATAGTTTAGTGAACTCAAAACCATTTAGTGGAGTTTTCCAATTATCGTCAAACTATCAAACGTGGGTACCAGTAGAAGATGAAGATTTAACATTTACATTAAATCGTGCAGTATATAATACTACTACAGCTTCAACCATAGCACTAGTAACTACTAGTAGTGTTACTAATTATACTGACTGGTTATTATCAGGTGCAGTTAGTATACCGAGTGGTACCACTTGCTCATTCTATCTTCAGGATGCTAGTGGTAATCAGTATCCAATAACTCCTAATAATCCAATGTTTACATTACCAATAAGTGGTATTATTACACTATATGCAGTATTATGCAGCTATAGTAATAATGTATCACCAATTATTCCAGCTGGACTTGAATTACTTGGAGGAACTGCTTCTCAACCAGCTACTTATACATCAGTAGCAATAGCTATTCCAAATGGAACGACAACCCCTGGTGCACTAACTATCGTACTAGATACGTATAATCCACTAAATAATGGTGTAACAGTTAAGGTACAGACTGGTGTATCAACATTCTCTACTGCTACATTTGTTAGTAGTACAGCAATTGGTAATGGTTGGACTGAAGTAACTTATAGTTATTCTAGCTTATCAGCACTATCAACTAGACTTCAATTAGTACTATCTACTAGTAATACATCTATTAGACCTAAAGTTACTAATATTAGAGTTATCGTAGTTTAAAATAGGAGTTAATTATGGCTAAGAATAAAGAATCAGAAACTACTGATACTGAAATTGATGGAAGCTTACTTCCTCCTAACTTATTTGGATTAGAAGTAAATCGTCCATTTAGACCTGAAATTGATAGAACTACATACCATGCTACAGATAGCGGAGAGTTTAGTATTTTTATTGATAATCAG